TCGAAGTGCTTGAAGCCATTCGGGGCGTCCGTCTTGATGAAGAACGCATCCGTATCGGTTAGGAAGTCATTGACCACATAACCCTCCGGCAGCATGCCCATGCTCTTGACCGCGTTGATATCGTTATCGGCGCTGCCGACACGAAGGTTCGATACCAACAGGCGCTCGGCAATGAACTGAAGCTGACGCGGGATGATGAGCTTCATACCACGAAGAGCAATGATCATGCCTCGCTCGTCAACGAATCCTGCGATGCTGATCAGGAAATCTTCCAAGGAAGTTTCGTTCAGATCGGCTGCTGTCGAAGGCTCGTTGGCAAACGTGCCGCCACTGGTCAGTGGGTGGTCAGTAGCACAAAGTGCCTTGCCATCGCCACCAGCAGAAGCGCCTGCCGTAAACGCATTGTTAAGGACCGAAGCGGCCTTAACTTGCTTGGTGTGTGCCATAGAACGTGCAAGTGCACGAGTATAGCGGGATGCTAGACGGTCGTACAGGTTGTCTTCCACCGCTTCTTCGGTGATAGAGAATCCCATCGCGATGGTCTCGTGGTTATACCTTGCGGTATACGCCTCTTGAGCATCGTCGAATGTGATACCGGAACCTTCCTGCTTAACAGGAGCGGCGCCGAAACCTGACAACATGACCTCTTCCTCAAAGGCTCGATCTGATGCCTCTGTGTCATAGATCTCTGCATGCTGACCTTCGTAGCGATTGTATTCCATACCGAAAAGAGCGTTAAGACCTGGCTCAAGCTCTTTCGCGAGTTGTGCGCGACTAATAGCCATGACTCAATCCCCTTACGATACAGTCGCTTCAGCCGAACCGGCCAGAAGCGCGTGGTTGTTGAACATCACAATCAGCGGAATACCGGCAGCAGTGAAGTCAGCATTGTCTGGATCATCCAAGAAACCAACAATCTTTAGCGGATGCGAAAGATCGGAAGCATCTACGGTCGATACATCAAGCTGCGCTGTCGAGATACCAGTGGTTGTGTCACCGTTTGCTGCGCCTTTGTTAGACTCAGCCGAGAACTCTGCGCCCTCGAAGATGGTGGCGATTGCACCAGCTTTATTGGTAAGACTAGCATCCGAACAGATGATGAACCGCTGCATCGGATTGTCATACACATTCGCAAAGATATCGAAATTTGTGTCTGCACTCCCCGATCCGGGCCAAGTGTTCGAAAACTTCTTCTTACCGGTGGTTGCGTCTACATATTCGCAGCCAGCAAATACACCAACGAATTTCAAAGTGTCACCGGAAGCAGAACTGGAGACGGCGATTGTGCCGTCGTTAGTTGCGATAACCGGAGAACCTTGAAAAATCGCGCTTGCATCTGACTTTATGCGATATGCATTAAAACCTTGGGTAGCTGGGGTGCTACCTGCGGTATTGATCGGCTTCATGCCGAAGCCAACATTAGTGTTAGCCATTTGCCTACCTCACAAGTTACTCGGAGGGTTTGCCCCCGAAAGTTACACGACTTTGCCTATCGCTATGTATAGGCATTGAGGGATGCTGTTCCCTCATAAGGTTTTCATCAACGGCTTTCATTTGGTTGCGGGTCTGTTCCCGGTAGTAATCAGTTCTTTCCTCGACCGTTTCTTCAGGTATCCGGCACAGCATCAAACCGCCGACACCGATGACGCCTGCATTCTTTCCCTCTTCAATGACCGGATAGTTCTCCGCAAGATCAGGATATTCATCCGCCCTGACCGGCTCCCAGCCCTCACGCATCTTGGCGTGCACATTCGTCTTGTCGTCCTCACCCCGAAGAGCAGTTCTGACCCAACGATGCTGAAACCCAGCCGGTGCCTCGGGAGCTTCCAGCTTTGATGGGGGTGCCCAAGGCTTACGCCTTTGGGTCTTTGCGCGACTTGTAGCTTCGCGTGACTTTCTATCGGCCATGTCTTACTCCTTCACGTACTTCGCGTATTCTTCAAGCGGAACATTCAACCGTTTCGCAATCGCAATCTGCGAAGGTGTCAGTTTGACCGTCCTGCGCCCCTTGTTAGCCGGCGCTTTTGACGCCGTGGACTCAGCAGAAGCGACTCTGGGTCCAGTATCGCGCTTTGTTCCTGCAAACTTCTGCGGAAACGCATCACGAACTCTCTTATCTAACTCACTATAGTAGTCATCAGAGGTCGGGTCAAACCCATCCTCCTCTACAAGCTGTCTATGAATGCCAAAAGCTGCGTATGTCATGGTCTGGTCATTGCCAAACCACTCGTTTTTCTCCGCCCAAGCCTCGGCTTTGGGGTCTGGAGGAGGTGCAGACTGCTGTGTTGGCTGTTGAACCGGCTCTTGATCCGGCTCTGGCCGAGCTTTTCGCTCTTCTGCGCGCCGATTTGCCTCTTGATGCCGCGCTTTATCAAGCGCGATCTGACTAATCCGCTCTTGCGCTGCAAACATGGCGTCTGCATCGCCCTCATCGTATGCTTTTTTGTACGCTTCTTTGGCAGCGGCGGCGTCAGACTCAAGTCTGCTGCCAAATTCACCGACATACGCCTGATCTACCTTGTCTAGACGTGCGCGAAGCTCATCATTCTGCTTCTTTACCGCTTCAGCGTACTCAATAGCGGCCTGTCTTTGACGTTCTTCCTCACGATACTTGCTCGTAATCTTTGAAATACGCCGTTTTACAGACTCTGAGTATTGTTCTAACTCATCATCGTCAGATTTTGCCTGCTCTTGCTCTTCGGGGGCCGTCTCTACCTGCTCTTCGGATGTTTCACGTGAAACATTTTCAGGTGCTTCGGTCTCGACAACCTCTACTTCTTGCGTCTCTTCCTTTTCGGCGACGTTGTTTTGCATACTATGCTCCGTATGTCTTGATATCGTCTGGATCGACGATTGTTGCAATGACCTCATCGTCATTGATTATGCGGACTTCTCCGCCTTCGATCTGAAAACGTGATCCTGCGTAGCGACCGATACAAACCCAGTCACCCTCTTTGCACCACGGCTCAGAACCCGGCCCAAACTTGTCCGGATCCTGGTAAGCAAGGGGTCCGAGCTTGACTACATACGCCACCACAGTGGCCCGTGCCTCTCGGTCTTTGGCTTGATCAGGAACGTACACGCCACCTTCCGTCTGCGACTTGCCCTGATAGGGCATGACGAGAATCCGCCAGCCGGTAGGCTGCGGGACTCGCTCTGTCGCTGGTTTCTTGGAGGCTTCTTCTTCAGCTTTTTTCTTGGCTTGCTGTTGCCGGAGGACGTGATCAGGTACTAGAAGCGTCGTCATAGTTTGCTTTCTTTAGCAGGGCGTCAAACTCATACAATGCCTGGCTAATCCCCTGTACCTCGCCACACATTGAGCGGTAAGCCTCTATATCCTTGGCTCCACCGGTTGATAGAACACGTGTAATCTCATCCATACGATTGTTCAAGGCTTTTCGATAAGCGTGAACAAAATCTACAACGTCCATTATCGCATTGCTTCCTATAGAGGGAATCGTTCTTTAAGAATTTTGGCAAAAGCCAGGTCGCCTGCGCTCGGCCCACGGTCTGGTTTTGGTGTCGGCCTCGTCATGAGACGAGGGGGGATCATGCCAATCAAGTCGATAGGCTCCCCTGTCGAAGGGAGAACCCTCGAAGTTGGTGTGCCAAATCTATTAAAAGGAAGATCACGTTCTGGATCGGGAT